GCTGACAGACGGCACAGGTGTATCGACGCTTATACTCGAAAAGGTGTAACATGGCTCACGTTCGGCAGCAAATCAGGGACTATGTTGCCGACCTGTTGGTAAACTTTATCTTTGATAGATTCGGTATTGTGATCCAAGATCGTTTTAGCGTTAATCTTGAAGCTAGGCAGGGCGGCGAAACAGGCACTCTGTATAAGTTCCGTCGATATGCGCTTGATGAAGCAAAGCTTCCGGCGCTCATTGTTTACACCACTACTGACTTATCGCGGCTGGCGACCATAGGTCAGCGCACGATGACCCATAACCTTGAACTGAGGGTGGACATCGTAAACAAAGGTTCAAGCCTAAATATATTTGAAAACATTGAGCAGTTTTCAGCAGAACTGATAAGCAAGGTAGAAGATGACTTTTTCTTAGGCGGATTGGCAAAAAGCTGCGTTCTGGCAAGTTCAGACTTTGATGTCGAAACTGGCGGCGAGAAAGCTATCGGTTCCGGTAAGATGATATTTAACGTGCAGTACACAACCGCCATAAATAACTGTCAGGTGTCAATCTAATGGCGCACATGAACCAACAGATCAGGGATCGGGTCGCCACCATCATTGGCGCGTTGCCTTTCTTTTCTGGCCGCGTTTACAAGATGCGCTCCTATGCCTTGGATGAAGCAAAGCTGCCAGCGGCTGTAGTTTACACCAACAGTCAAACGTCTTCCCTTGTCAGCATAGGCTTTAGGACGCTGCGCGGTTCGCTGAACCTAACGGTGGACATCCATATCAAGGGTTCCAGTGCGACGATAGTAAATCAAATCGATGATGCCTGTGTTCTAATTGAAGATGCCATTGGCTCTGATTTCTCACTAAACGGATTAGTTAAGAGTTGCGTTTTGACTGAAACAGACGTAGACATTAACGTCGAAGGCGAAAAGCCAACGGCCTCTGCTCGGTTGTCTTACGTTGCTGAATATGTTACATCTATAGCTGATGTGGAGACACCAAGATGAAGATGGTCAAAGTTTACAACAAAGCTGGCGATGAGATACTCGCTTGTGAATGCGATCTAGAGCAATATCAGTCTAACGGCTGGGATGTTAAGAAGGCTGCAAAGCCAAAGGTTCAAGCAGAGAAAGTCGAGGAGTCTGAGTAATGGCTACGCATACTGGCAGTGAAGGAACGCTTAAGGTTGGTGCAAACACCATCGCAGAGATTCGCTCCTACTCTTTGGAAGAAACCGCTGACACTGTCGAAGATACTTCGATGGGTGATAGCTATCGTAGCTTTAAAACGACACTAAAGGGCTGGTCTGGCTCCGTTGACGTATTTTGGGACGAAACAGACACCAACGGTCAGGTTGCCCTTGTAGTGGGCGCTCAGGTCACGATCAGCGTATTTCCAGAAGGTGCGTCGGCTGGCGTATCTGAAAAGTATTATACCGGAACAGCGACGGTGACAGGAAAGACCATCACTGGTAGCTTTGACGGCATGGTAGAATCGACAATCACGCTTCAAGGCACTGGTGCTTTGACCGAAGCAACACTGGCGTAAGGATAAGACATGGCTACCCATACTGGTTCAGAAGGCACTGTTCGCGTTGGCGCTTCCAACGCTGTTCTTGAAATTCGTTCTTACTCTGTCGAAGAAACTGCTGACACCGTTGAAGACACATCAATGGGTGACAGCTATCGCACGTTCAAGACTACTCTGAAGGGTTGGTCTGGTTCGGTTGATGTGTTTTGGGATGAAACAGACACGACTGGTCAGGGCGCATTGGTTCCTGGATCGGAAGTCAATATTCGCTTTTACCCAGAAGGAACAACGACTGCGGATGTTTATTTAACAGGTCAAGCCATTGTAACGGGCAAGACTATCACAGGCAGCTTCGATGGTATGGTGGAATCCACTATCACTGTTCAAGGAACAGGGGCTTTGACCAGCGCGGCTGTATAATTAGAAGGATATTAATATGAGTATTGCCAAGCGTATTGCAGAGCGAACATCGAATAAGCGTCACATTGACGTTGCAGAGTGGGGTGATGAAGGCAAGTCAGAGACGGTCTATTACGGCCCTCTGCTTGCTGGTGAACTGAACCGCATTCAGCGCAAGCACCCTAACTTTTTGGGTTCCGCATCTTTTGATGCAATGGTTGACCTTATCATTCTTAAAGCTGAGAATGGTCAAGGCGAAAAACTGTTTACGCTTGAGGATAAAGCGATCCTGATGCGTGAAGAAGTATCTGTAATCTCGACTGTGGCCGCTGCATTTATGAGCGGTGATAGCGTCGAGGAGCAGGAAAAAAACTAAGAAACGATCCGCTTAGGTACAATCTTATTACCCTGGCGGATCGGCTCGGCAAGACCATCGCAGAGATTGAACAAATCTCAATTGAAGAGTATAACGAGTGGGTAGCATTCTTCAAAGTGAGTGAGGAAAACCAGAAGCGTGGCAGAGCAAAATCTTGATTTTAATATCATTGCCCATACGCAAGGCATGGAGCAAATCGCCAATCTGATTAATCGGGTTGGCGCTCTTGAGGCTGAAACCAAGAAGTTAGCTTCGGCCAATGCCGCGTTGTCTTCATCAACTGACAGCGTAATTCGTAACGGTGTGCGCTATAATAATGCGCTGGATGCTCAGTCCAAGGCTCTTCGCCAAAACCGCCAAGGCACTCAGCAACTTGGTATGCAGATCAATGACTTTGCTACCAGTGTGTCAACTGGCGCAAGTCCTGTGCAAGCATTCAACCAACAAATAGGTCAAGTTGGTATCGCCATGTCGCAAATGGGTGGTGCGGCTGGTAAGGTTGGTGCTTTTCTAGCTGGTCCTTGGGGTGCTGCCCTTGTCATAGGCACGATGGCTGTTTCCGCATTATGGAACATGATGAGCCAAGCCCCAGAGGTGAATGAAAAGTTTGCGTCATCTCTTGAGCGTTCTCGCGATGCGCTTTTCAATTATCAGGTTACTTTGGCGCAAACACGCGAAGAGGTGCTGGCACTATACGAAACTAAGTTGGCTGGTCTTCAATTTGAATTTCAGAAGTCGGCAACTGAGGCGGGTAAGCTTGGCCGCAAAATGCAGGAAAGCCGAAGGATTTTAGATAACTGGACGACACAGCCTTTGTTAAAAGTTGGCAAAGCCATGTTGGAAAACGCGGTGGCAACCACTGGTTATAATGAGGCCACAACTAAAACCTTAGACATAAATACTGAGATGCTTCAGTTGCAGAATACGCTTGCTCAAATGAGAAAGCGCCACGCTAAAGAAGACAGCGCCGCATCCGCTAAGGCTCTACGGGCTGCCGAATCGGCTGCTAATAAACTGCAAACACAGCAGGATGCTGAATTAGAGCAAGCAAACAAAATAGCTGAGAAAATACGCGACATGGCGCTCGTGTATGGGGACGCAGGTAAAGAAGCTGGCACAGCAGCTAAGAAGCTTGATGACTTTAATGACATGGTCAAGCAACTCCAAAAGTTGAATGGCGGAGCGGCCATTGCGAAAGAACTTTCGGATAGCATTGATCTTGTAAGAAAGGGTATTCAGGACGATGGCGCTAAGAAGGCGCTGTCTGATCTTAACGAAGAAATGGATAAGTTGGTTAAAAAGGACTTATCTCCTTTTGAGCAGCGCATTTCTTCATTGATGGAAAAGTTAAGTGCGGCTGGTGGCCTTGATAAACTTGATCCCGTAAATAAGGGTAAGTTCCAAGTTAGTGTCACTGCCGCTGCTAATGTGGATTTTGATGCAGCGTTACAGGGTCAGCGCGATCTTTTGAACAGTGCTTTGGGCGTTGATGACGCATTCCAAATGCAAGTCGCATCTCTTGAGCAAATTATAGAACGAATGGTCGCGCTTGGCATTCCAACAGATGCGATGGTTGCCAAGTTGCAAGAATTTCGAGCCCTCAATCAAGATACAAAAATTGCTGAAAGAAACAAAGAGTTAAAGGCTTCGTTTGAGGCGATAGGAACCGCTGTTTCTAACTCGTTCAAAGGTATGATTACTGGCGCAATGTCGTTTCAAAGCGCGATGAAGGGCATTATTGGCGCGGTTATTAATGAGTTGTTGAGGCTCTATGTTGTTCAGCAGATTGTTGGGGTTGTCAGTAGTGCGCTTGGTGGTATTGGCCTTCCATTGCCCAATTTGCCAAAGAAAGCCTTTGGCGGCTCAGTAACGGGCAACAAGCCTTACATGGTTGGTGAACGAGGCCCAGAACTCTTTGTTCCTGGTGGCAACGGCACAATCATTCCAAACAGCAACATGCGTGGTGGTGGTGGCGGAAACCCTATTAGCATCAGCGTGGACGCCCGTGGCTCAAGCGATCCAGCAGCAGTTCGCGCTCAGGTGCAGCAGGGAATCCTTGAGGCCGCTCCAGCAATCATCGCAGCGGCAGAGTCGCGCACAATATCAAGCCTTCGTAGGCCGCGCCTAGGTGGAGCAATGCAGTAATGGCTACAATTACATATCCTTCAACGCCAAAGCCACAGGGCATAGCGTGGCGGCTGCTTATGCCAACTCAGACCAACGTATCTGATTGGACAGGACGGCGTCAGACGCTTGCCTCTGGTCGCGGCTGGTGGGAAGCCCAGATAACCTTACCGCCAATCGTGGGTACGACTAACATCAATGCTTGGCGTTCTTTTATTGCCAAGTCGCGTGGCACAGCAAACGATTTTCAAGTTCCCGTCGATCCAGTAGCGCAGTCTTCTGCAACTGCTACGCCACTGGTAAACGGCGCTGGTCAGACAGGCCGGACGCTAAATACTGACGGCTGGCCCTTGTCCACTACCGTCTTACAGGCTGGTCAGTTTGTGACTATCAACAACCAGCTTTTGCAGTTGACTGAAAACGTCACTTCAAATGGTTCTGGCGTGGCTGTCTTGACGTTTGAACCGCCTGTGCGAGTTTCGCCAGCGGACAACGCCGCGATTGAATACAAGAATCCATATTGCCTAATGTATTTTGTGGAGGAGCCAACGCTTTCAGTTGAGTCAGGTTATCTATATAGCCTCTCACTGAATCTACGGGAGTCCTTCTAATGGTTGATGCAACCACACAGGCCGCACTGGAGGCCACAGTCGTTAATTGGCGAGTGCTTATTTATGCTGACTTTGTTGGCGATGTACTGCGCGGAACCAGTGGCCTTTATAACAAAACAATATCAGGATCGGGTGATTCTGAACTGGATGGAATTTATGAGGGCTTCGATCATAACCTGATACAAGTAAGTCCGGTAAAGCATAATGAGCAAGGCGCGGACACAGTCAGCATTTCTATGAGTGGCTTGATTGTAAACGATGCTGGCTTTTTAGCCATTATTGGCGACAAATCAAAATGGCAGGGTCGTATTGCGCGGCTTTGGTTTTATTGCGTTGACCAGAACGAAAATCAAGTCGGCTCTATCATTCCATATTACACCGGATACATGAATGAAGTTGGCATCAACGGCAACTCCAGCAGCCAGACAGTGACGCTTACAATTGAAAACTATTTAGTCAGCATCGCTGGCGCACAGAATAAAACTTACCTTATTCAAAACATCTTTGATGCTGGCGACCTAAGTGGTGAGGCATCTATCTCTGCTGCCAACGGTATGGCGGAGGCTGGTAACTACGGCTACGGCGGCGGTGGCGGCGGATACAGCGACGGAAGTAACGGAAACTATCGATGAGAATATCTTGTTGGGAAGATGCACTGTCCGACTATATGGACATGAAGCGCCATGAACCGTTCGAGTATGGCGTAAATGACTGCTGCATGTTTGCCGCAGGGGCTGTTGAGGCTATCACTGGCGAAGACCCTATTCCTGAATTTCGCGGTAAGTATGATAGCCTTAAAACCAGCCTACAGGTCATTAAGGACATTGGCGCTGGAACTCTTGAGGCCACTATGGATGGAAAGTTTCCAGAAGTGGAAATAGGTCATGCACAGCGCGGAGACTTGGCTTTCTTTGATGGCAGCGTTGGTGTAGTAATGGGCGGCTTCGCTTATTTCGTTTCAGACGATGGGGTAGAGCGCATTAACCGATCCCTATGGGACAAATGCTGGGGTATTGGCCGTGGGTAAGGCTCTAAAAACTATTGCGATGGTTGCCGCAGTAGGCGCTTTGATTGTCGCTACTGGCGGACTTGCGCTTTTTGGAACAACCACAGCGGTAACTCTTTTTGGCGTTAGTGCAGGGACGCTTACGCTTGTAAGCCTCGGCGCTGGTATTATGGCAACCTTGCTGACGCCAAAGCCAAAGTTGCCACCATCGCAAATTTCTAGGCTCAACGTCAGTCTTGATCCGTCAACGCCGCGCAAGGTTGTGTTTGGCACAACAGCCATGCCACTTGATATGCGCTATCATGAATCCAGTGGTACTGATCAAGAATATGTTGATTATATTGTTGCTTTGGCTGCTCATAAAGTTTCGTCAATTACAGAAATATGGTTTGAAGAAAAGCAAGCATGGACACTCGCTGGCGGTGTTACAGGCACTTACTCCGGCTATCTGACGGTTGCTGTTCGCACTGAGGGAACGGCTGGTAACTATATTTCCATTAACGGTGGAACAAAGTGGGGTTCAAGTCGTCGTCTTACTGGATGCGCTTATTTGCACCTTCGCATCAAACGCACAGGCAATGATAAAAAAGCAGAAAGCCCACTGGCAAACGGCTTACCCAGCCGCATAACTGTTATTGGCGATGGCGCTCTTCTTTACGATCCACGCAAAGATAGCACAGTTCCTGGTGGCTCTGGTTCGCATCGCGCCACAGACCAAAGTACTTGGGGCGCTTACACCAATGCGGATGACACCGACAACCCTGCTCTGCAACTGCTCTGGTGGATGTTGGGCTGGGAAATTAATAACAAATTATCAGTTGGCTGCGGTGTCCCTTACACTCGCATCGACATGGAGTCGTTTATTACGGCTGCAAACATCTGTGATGAAAACGTAACGCTGGCAATAGGCGGCACTCAAAAGCGTTATCGCACCAGTGGAACTGCATCCGACACTGATGATCGTTTGGAAATCATTAACAACTTTCTTGCGTCAATGAACGGTACGCTTCGTGATAATGGCGGTAAGTTGACCTTAACGGTAATGAAGAATGATCTTGCTGACTATGTTTTAAGCTTTAACGAAAACGACATTCTTGGTGAGTTTGATTGGCAGCAGACAGGTGGTCTGACAGAAAATTATAACGTGGCCCGTGGCCGCTATGTTGATCCATCGCCAAACAGTCTTTATCAAATGGTGGACTATCCAGAAGTTGGCTTTGCCTCACCGGATGGTGTTGAGCGCGTTATGTCAGTTGACCTTCCATACATTGAGGATGGTCGCCGCGCCCAACGTATCGCCAAGCAGATATTACAGCGCAATCAGTATCGTGGGATGCTATCGATTACTTTTAACGCCAAGGCTTTGGGATGTCAGGTTGGCGACATTGTGCGAATTAGCCTTGAGGCCCTTGGCTGGTCAAACAAGCTATTCCGCGTTGTAACTCAAGAAATCCGCTTTGATGGTCAAGTGCCAATGAGGCTGGTCGAAGAGAACGCTGCTATCTACGCATGGGATGCAGAAGATGCTGCTCCAATAACGCCGACTGCGCCTACGATCTATGACCCACTGAAAAGCCCATTTATCCTTGGTATTGATGTTGCTGGAACAACTGCTGAATGGTCTGGCGTAATTGATGATAATGGCGACAAGCCTGATGACAACGCCACCAGAAACGTAAACAGGGGCGAATGGTCCGGCTCTTCGGTTGCATACATTG